TGTTGAGATTGCTGTAGCAATTGCAGTATTACGTGCTGTTGCTTCTGCTGCAACCTTTGAAGTTGCATCTGCTGATGCGGTTGATATTGCATTTGTAACTGCTGTTGCACGAGCAGTTGCTTCTGCTGCAACCTTAGCGGTTGCATCTGCTGCTGCTGTAGCCTCTGCTGCTGCCTGTGCTGCGTTAGCCTTTGTAGTAGCATCTGATGCTGCTGCTGAAGTTGCTGCAGACTGTGCAGCATCTGCTGCTGCCTTTGCGTATGCAGTTGTTGCAACCTGAGTTGTATTTGTACCTGCTGCTGCAGTTGGTGCTGTAGGTGTACCAGTTAGTGCTGGTGATGCAAGTGGGGCTTTTGTTCCCAATGCAGTTGTAATAGTTGTTGTGTAATTAGCATCATCATTAATTGCTGCTGCCAATTCATTCAATGTGTCAAGTAGTGCTGGTGCACCATCTACAACTGCATCAATGGCTGCGCCGATTGCTGTATTACGGTTTGAAACTTCTGTTGAGATTGCAGATGAAAGTGCTGCTGCTGCTGTTGATTCTGCTGCTGTACGTGCAGCATTTGCCTTTGAAGTAGCATCTGCTGATGCTGTTGCAATTGCTGAAGTTACAGCAGTTGCTCTTGCAGTTGCTTCTGCTGCAACCTTAGCGGTTGCATCTGCTGCTGCTGTAGACTCTGCTGCAGTCCGTGCAGCGTTAGCCTTTGATGTTGCATCTGCTGATGCTGTTGCTTCTGCTGCAGATTGTGCTGCAGATGCTGCACCATATGCATCATATGTTCCTGCTGTTACAGAAACTGCACCTGTTGAATCATTGTATGAAAGACCAGTTCCAAGATTGTTTCCAATTGCATCTTGTGCTCTTTCATCTGTGAAGTAAAGGTTAGTTCCTTCTGTAAGTCCTGTTGTTGAATTACCTGAAAGGCTTGTTACTGTTCCAGCAGATCCTGATACGTTACCAGTTACGTTACCAGTTAAATTACCTGTTACGTTTCCTGTTACGTTACCTGTTACATTTCCTGTAACTGCTGCTGTGATTGTGCCTGCAGCAAAGTTACCTGATGCATCACGCTTTACAACTGTGCTTGGTGTGTTAGCAGATGTTGCTGTACCACCAATAAGACCAACGATGTAGTCTTGGTCTGCTTGCTTCTTTGTAAGAGCGTCAAAGCCGTTAATTGTCGCTGTTGTACCTTCAACGATCAGACCACTCTTAATTTTAAAATCTTTATTTACTGTTGCCATTTTTTATATCTCCTTATTTATGCCTTAAGTCCCATACGTGCAAAACGTACAGTGACTGGCTTGTTCGCAGGATCTGGAGTGACTGTTAAGGCCACGGTATTTCCAGTGCGAGAGACATTAATGGTGCCAATATTCCCATCATTGTCGATAGTGCCGTACTCGCTGACTGATACATCTGTACCATCAACAAGAATTGTTAGTTCGGTTGCATAGAATTTATTATCCCCTGCAGAAGTTTTTGCTATTGAAACAAGGTACTTAACCATGCGCCAATAAGTTGCATCAAAGTTATCAATAACAGTTACGTTTTCAATACCGCTGATTGTATTTTCATTATTACCTGCTGATCCCAAATCTGTTGATTGAGAAACAAGGGTATCGATTAAATCTACATAATTTTCTTGAGTAGGTCTATCACCTGTTTGAAATAGACTCTTAACTCCTGGGACTGATATCTTTGCCATACTGAGATTATAGCATGTATTTTAAAGTATATAGTTACTCAGACCAATAATTGCTATTCCAATTGGGGCAGGATATGCTGCTGAATACCCTGGAATCTGAATGTTTGTTATGCGTATTCTAAATGGTAAAACTTCGTTAATTTTAACTATGGGAGAAGGCTTTGAAATTTTTATAGCCCCGTAAGTTACAGCATTAATTGCTGAAAGTTTTCTCTTAGTATTATTATTGATTATTGCTGTTGCCATTAATCAGTTACATCTTCAATAACAATTACGCTACCCTGGCAAACTGTCCAAACAGTTTCATTTCCTGGGGCAGACAACTGAATATCAAATATGTCTCCAGTCTGTAATGTTAAAGATTGTGTTGCTGATAAAAATACTGTAAATTCTCCTGGAAGGTCGTCTGGATCTGCAGCGGGATTTAGAATCATAACAACTGAAGCATCGTCACTAATAATGGCTGGAGTTGTATTTGGTCTTTTGATTTTCATGGCTATTGACCAATCTGGCACATTAAGCGGAGCCTCTAAATCATCAGTAACATAAACCTTAAAAGAAGCAGTGTCTCCACGAACAAAAGTCCAAGATACTTGAGGTGGTTTTGACCCAATATCATAATTAGATTTTTGAGAATTTCTGGTAGTTGCCATTTTTAAATTATACCATGAATCTTTGGCCTAATGCCAGTCATGAGGGTAGTATTTAAAGTCGTCATAGGCTATAAACTTAAAAACCTTTGACTTTTTAGACAAGAACATCTCTCTTTGAATATAAGCAGTAAAGGTGCTTCTTGGTGTTCCAATAAACTCCTTAGACTGGCACATTACCAATAAACCAATTAGGCCAAATACTATCTCAGATTGACTAGGCAAAGATAAAAATTCTTCTGAGAAATTGTCTACAATGTAGTCATCTAAAAACGTAACATCTTTATCTTTAAAAATTGGATTATTTACATCGTCTGTTAATATCATAGTTTTTAACTTACTATCTTTGTAAGATTTATCAAAATCTGCTTCTGAAAAACTAAAGGTTCTATCAGCATGATCTGTAAGCCTTACATGCATTCCACGAAAATCACCTAGACTCTTTGCAATTTTATTTGCCAAAGAAACATATTCGTCTTTAAATGTAACTTTTATTTTATCTGTAAAATCTTTGTCTTGATTAGCAAAGAAGACTCCACGATTTCCTATATTAAAACCTGTTAAGTTATAAGATTTTCCATCTTCAAAAATTAATTCTTTTTTATTATTATATTCAGGACCCACTGATTTTTCTTTAGAAACATTTATATAACTTGAAAACATATCATGAGATATTTTTATTTCATCTTCTGCAAATTGATTTATTTTTCCAAAAGCAATATATTCCCAAACTAAAGATTTGTCAAAATCTATTAACTCAAAAAAATTAACCATTTCTCTTTTAACAATAGAATCTCTTTTTCCAAAAACAACATTATCACTAATAGGAAAATTATCAAGCCATAACTGTTTGCTATTGAGTAGGTTATACATAACAAGTTTTTTCTTTGTTATATAAGAAAGACCAAGAGCCGTTTCTAAACTAAAAAGTCTATTTGTAAGTCCTGCATGGTGTAATCTGTAAAATAAAAAGTTATCCATTTTGTTTTTTTATCCATTCATATGTTTGTTTGATTCCATCTTTAAGAGAAATTGAATAATCCCAGTCTAACTTTTCTCTAACTAAGTCATTATTAGAGTTTCTACCTCTAACTCCCAAAGGTCCTGGAATGTGCATCTTACTTAAGGTTTTTCCTTCAACACTACAAGCAATATCTACTAACTGATTAATCGTAACCATTTCCTCAGACCCAATATTAACTGGCCCAGTAAAATCTGACTCCATAAGCCTTCTTGTTGCTTCTATGCATTCATCTATGTATAGGAATGAACGGGTTTGTTCTCCGTCCCCCCAAATTTCTATAAAGCCATCTGCCTGTATAACTTTTCGACACATTGCAGCAGGAGCCTTTTCTTTTCCACCATCCCAAGTTCCCTCTGGTCCATAAATATTATGATATCTGGCAATTGCTACTGGTATTTTATTATTTCTATTAAAGGCTAAAAACATTCTTTCACTAAACAATTTTTCCCATCCATATTCACTGTCAGGATCTGCAGGGTATGCATCAGACTCTTTAAGTCCAGGACTATTAACATCTAACTGCTTATAATCAGGATACATGCAGGCAGAACTTGAATAAAATATTTTGGTTTTGTTTATATCGTATTTTTGATTTAATCTTGATTGTGCTCTGAGAAGATTAAGATTTATTAATGCAGAGTTTTCCATAATTTGAGAATCATTTTCTCCAGTAAAAATATATCCAGCCCCACCCATGTCTGCAGCAAATTGATAAATTTCGTCAAACCCATCAATTAACTTGTATGGTATTTCACTATAAAAATTTCCTTGATAACCTTTAAATTGAATTACTTTTTCAACATTTTCATATACAGATAAATCTCTTTCAATAAACTCATCTGCTTGTGTTTCTGAAAAATCTGGATGTTTTAAATCAACACCACGAACCCAGTATCCTTCTGCTTTTAATCTTTTAACCATGTGGCTACCAATAAAACCACCCGCACCAAAAACTAATGCTGTTTTTTGTTTCATTAGGCTAAACCGTTTTTCAATGCTCCCCAAGTTCCATTGCCTTTTGCTTGAACAATGATTATTCCAGGAGTTCCAGAATGAGCAACAATTCCTACTGCAACTCCAGAATTTTCTGGTTTGGCTCCAGAAGAATCGTTTGCTCCTGAAACAAGTCCTCCAGTTTGTCCAACATAAAGTATCGAACCACTTGCAAATGTAGAAGTTTTTAAACCTTCAAGAACTCCACCTACTACAACTACTCCATTAGCATTATTTGCAATATTTGTTTTTGCTAAACCTAATAATGTTTGTGTAGAAGAACCAGTTAGTCTTGTTACCAATGTTCTTTCTGATACCGAACTATATCCAGAAGCATAAACAGGATCTCCTGCTGATATTAATGATCCAGTTTCATTTCTTACATTAATTTGAAAATACGAAAGCCCTAAAGGTGGAAGAATCTCTTCTAATTTAGTTACTAAATCTTTAATATCTCCGTGTACATTCACGTTATCACTTGCTAAAGGATACGGTAAGCCTAGCCCGTTTAATTTTGTTGCCATAGTACTTTTATTATACCATTGTTCAGAGTTGACTTTTAAAGAAATATCATGCTATACTAGGTAGTAACACCTACCAAGGTGTTATTGTTTTCTAAGGAGGAAACTATGATTAAATTTATCGAAAGAAACAAAGAGATCATTAGCACACTCAGTATTGTATTATTAGTTGCCGTATCATCTAATGCTGCTAATGCATCAATAGAACTAGATAGTAAAAATAACCTTAGCCTGAAACAGGCTCAAATGCAAGGAAACGCCTCGAAAGAGGTTTTTTTGGTTTCTAAAGCAAAACAACTAGAGAGTTTTGAAAATAAGACTTCTCTAACAGATATAGAACTTAAAGAACTATTGTCTTTGGTTGGCTTCAAGGGTAAAAGCCTTGTTGTTGCTTGGGCGGTAGCAAAAAAAGAATCTAATGGACGACCATTGTCTTTTAATGGCAATCACAAGACTGGTGACTCATCTTATGGTATGTTCCAAATCAATATGATTGATGACCTTGGTCCAGATCGTAGAGATAAATTTGATCTTGATTCTAATGCTGAATTATTCAATCCCGTTAAAAATGCTGAAATAGCATACTACATGACAAACGGTGGAGAAGATTGGTCTTCTTGGAAAGGCATTACGCCTAAGACCAGAATGTGGATGAGCAAATTTCCTAAGTAGGCCATTTGTTTGCTGGGCATTTTGCATGCAAAAGCCTTGACTTGGCAACCATAAAACAGCCACATAAACTACATTGCTTAGTGGCTAAAAGGTTTGGACATGATTTGCATATGTCATATCTTTGATCTGCAACATTTTTATGAGCATATTCAGTATTTGGATTAATAAAATCCCAAGGCCTTGTGTCTCCAAGATTTTCTATCCATTGATCAAATTTGTTTTTCATTTTTTTCTCCTAGTTTGTGTTAGAAATATCATACCATTGTTTACCATCATGTGTCAAGGCGTGTTCTGTAAAGTATATATCATATGGCTCACAGTTTATAGATATTACTTCAACTGGGAACTCAAGCATTTCTAGTTCGGTTATTGATACCCAGTTTCCAAGATAGTCTCTAATTAGATCTGTTGAAACAACATCTCTTGACCATACAAATAGTATTTCTTCATTACGCTTAACCATTATTACGTGGTTAGGGCTAAATGCATCTCCATTAATTCTGTATGTTTTTTCTGTTGTGTGTCTAGTTACACTATGAACAGTTGTTATAACATTTTCAAATGTAATATCTTTATTGGTTGACCAAGTTAATAGTGAAGCAGTTGTTGCATCTGTTTGAGAAATTTCACTTGAATTTACAGACAAGAGTTCATCTCCTACAATAATATCTTGTGCTTCTTTTAGACTACCGTCAGACATTCTAATTTTAGTTTTAGGTCCAAGGGAATAGTATCCTGGGCCACGGGCTGGTGAGAATCCAAATACACTAAATGTTGGAGTAAATGTGAAGGCTGCTGCTGTAGGGGTAAATGTGAAGGCTGCTGCTGTAGGAGTAAATGAGAATGTTGGAGTAAAGGAGAATGTTGGAGTAAATGAGAAAGCATTTGGATCTGGGCAAGAAGCACCTGATGCTCCACCATTTACACAGTTTTGTCCTGTACCGCTACCATCATACGGACATGGGCTTGCTGGGTTTGGAGCATCTCCTGCTGCACAATAATGATATCCAGAAAGAAGTGCAGGGTAAGAAGGTGCTGTAGGAGTAAATGAGAATGCAGCAACTGGTGTAAATGAGAACACAGCAACTGGAGTAAATGTAAATACTGGAGTAAATGAGAAAGCATTTGGATCTGTACATGCTGCTCCTGATGCACCATTATTTACACAAGCACCAATATTAGATTGGAAACATTGATTTGCTGCTGGGTTTGGTGCATCTTCTGCCGTACACATATGCCAGCCAGATTTTAATGCAGGATATGTTGCTGTAGGAGTAAATGAGAATGTGTTAATCAATTCACCACAGCATTGATATCCTACTCCAATAGAGTATTGGCTTGGGCCTCCAAGGAAAACTCTTCCTAGTTCTGCACAAGTTGCACTGTTTGATCTAGTTTGAACATTTGGAGATTGGCAGTTCGGTAATGCTGTAGGTGTAAATGTAAATACGCTAAATGGTGTAAAAGTAAATACGCTAAATGGTGTAAAAGTAAATGCTGCAGTACAGGTAGTTGATTCCATCCATGGGCTTGATCTACCTGCTTGATAGAATGGCTCAAGATAATCATTTGTTGTACAATCTGAATATGTAACAGTTACAGTTCTATTTTGAGCAAAACGAGTTTTTGTTCCTCCTTCACAAGCACTCCAAGCATCCCAATTGTAATCATAAGTAGTTCCAGTAGTACAAGTATCAACACATTCAATATAATCAACCCATGGTGCAGAAAGACCAAGACTATACCAATATTGAGTTCCAGTACTTATTGAGCAATCTGCATTTGTTGTTGAATAATCTCTATAGGTTGCTTCTCTTTTCTTTTTGCCATTTGGTTGACAATTACTCCAACTGCCCCAGCCATAAGTATATGTAGTATCTACTGTACATCCTGCAGCAACGTAATTCCACATTGTTAAATTAACATTAGTTCCTGCTGCAACCGCAGTTCCTGCTGCTGGAGATTGGCTTTCTACTTTTCCACTATTTAAAGCAGTGGATGTAGTTGTTCCAGTAGAAACACTTCCACTTACTAGTCCTGCTGCAGATATTGCTGTTTGTGCTGCAGATGAAGTCATTCCTACAACATTTGGAACTGTTTTATCTGTTGCTGGAGGGGTTGCAGCATTTGTTTTAACTGTACCCTGACCTAATGCAGAAGATCCAGTTTGATCTGCCCCAGAATAAACAAAAAGAGTTATATCATGAGTATTATCTGGAGTAAGTCCAGTTGCTGTAACACTTTGTGCTGTTGTTCCACGTAGAGTAAACCCTGGCTCATTATCTGTAAATCTTGGAACTACCATTAATAAGAAAGATACTTGCCCTGAAGATGTCCAACTAATTGTTGCAGTTGTTGTACCTGTTGCAGATCCTGAAACATTTCCAACAGTTAAAGTTGCTGGAGGTGTTTGAGGAGTAAATGTAAATACAGTAAATGGTGTAAATGAAAACACTGAAAATGTCTGAGGAGTAAATGTAAATACAGTAAATGGTGTAAATGTAAATACACTAAATGGGGTAAAAGAAAATAATCTATATGTAAAATCTATTGGGCTTTCATAATCAATTAATGTTCCTGCTGGTGCTGCTTGTGCTGAAACAGTGTTTGTTTTTGTGTTATCGCTTTGAGTTAATCCAAGTGCGTTTCCTATTTTTAAACCATTACTTTGGATTAAGGCTTCTGCTTCTTCTTTTGATATTTCAAGGATATTTGGTACTGAAACCATTCCTTTAGAAGCAGACCATTTACTAATCCAACCCATGATTTAGTCCTACGCTGTCAAATCGCCAATAAGAATCCAGGTATCGTTCTCAGTTTTTACTAGTGAACCACCAGAATATCTTGCAGCAATTTTCTTGTTTAAATTTTTACTTAAAACAGTTACACCGCTAGACTCACTAATAAATACACCACCAGTGCCATATCTAATTAAGTCAATGCGCTGACCAATAACAAATGGTACTGCTGCGTTTGTTGGTACTGTAATTATGACATCGTTATTTGAAGTAATTTTTAAAGTTTTGCCTACATCAGATAAAGCAAGTGTTTTACTTGCAGAAACAGATGTTAAATAAACAGAGTCAGAATATTCTCTCCAAGATCCGTTATAATAATATTGAATTTGATTTATGATATCTCCATTATCTGTTTGTTGAATAAAACAAACAAGCCCATTAACTGGATTTGGAATAACAGTATTGCGAGCAGTTGGATTTAAAAAATTATTTACTCCACCTTTTGCACGAAGAACAGTTTCATATGTTGCTGAATTTAAAAATTTATGTGTACCGCTCCAAATATAATTTGCAGTTGTGTTTGTACTTCCAGTAACTGGATACCAAGCATCATCTTCTGAATCGTATAAGTAGGCTAACTTTCCCTCATCGCTAATTGTTGACATTATACTCCTATCGGCTTCCACGCATTTGTTAATGAATCAAAAATATACATAGTTAATGGAACAGAATCTCTATCTACCCAAAGTGCTCCATCTGTTACTGTATTTGATGCTGGAGGAGTGTTAGTAAAAATTGCACTTGGAAAAACAACAGAATTAGATGCAGAAGAATTTTTATTCATCCAAACATATCCCTCTATTGGTGTAGTTGGAGCCGTAGCAGTTACGGAAGAGCCAATTCCTCTAGTGTTTATTGTTGTTATATCATTTTTCATTTGCTGTAAATGGTAAGCAATAGAGTTTGACTGAATTTCTGCTGTTGAGGCTGGTGGAGTTGTTGTTCCATAAAGAAAAAGTCTTAGTGCTGCGACAATGTCAGCAGCGTCACCATATGCTGGGATCTGGGTATTAAAAGGTCCGTTTAAATTCGGATTTATGTCTTGAGCCATTTGTTAACCACCTCTAAAAAATTATACCATACTAATAAACAGATGAACTGACAAATTTCCAACTAAATCAGACCAGGATTCAGCCTCAAGAGATACCCCACGAATTGTTATTGGTAGTCCACGAGAGGTTCCGTTTGTAATTATGTCTCCTATTAATATAGAACTTGCTATTGGAGTTTGTTTACCAGAAATATTATGAATAACTGCAAAATCTGAAGCCTGTACTGTAGTTATCATATTTTCTGGCACTATATTTATTAAATTTATCACAATTTCAACTTTTCCAGCAACAAAAGTTCTTGACTGAACTTCTGAGTATTGGTTTGTTGTCATTTTAAAGATTTTTTCCCAAGTTTCATCTCCAGAGTCATTTATTCGCTGGTATAAAAATTGATAATCAGGATCTGATGGATTAACATTTATACATAGATCAAAAATCTTAAAAGTTTGATTTCCACCTATAGAAACTAAGTTAGGATCTCCTACAGAAGTAAATATTCTACTTCCTCGTTCTCCATCTGGACCAATATCTAAATCTACGCTTATTGAATCTGGTCCACCAAGAACTGTGATATCTTCTGTATCAACTAATACGTCTACCATTTAAGATACCAAACTTGGATTTGTTACGTCCTCAACAACAGTTATGATTCCATTAAGAACTGTTATAACTTTATCATATGGTTGAGGATCTGCAATACCAACACGGCCATCTACTATTTGTATATCATAAACATATTGAACTGTAGAGTTTAAAAGATTTCCATCTCCTGGTCTAATTGCACATGTCAAATATGTATTATCTGGAGAGATTGAAACATATGCTTTAACTACAGCAGGGTTTGATGCATAATCAAGACCTCTTGTTGGTGCTATTGTAAACTTTGGCCCTTTTAGTGCACTTGGATCATGCTCAAATTGAGAAAGGTTATAAGAAGTGCCATCAGACTTTTTTGGGTATACACGAAACTCATAAGTGTCACCTTTATAATATGTAATATTCATTGTACCTGGGAATGCCATGATTTTATTATACCATGTTACCTGACTGAAACTGCTATGCTTTTTAACAACACTATAGCATCCATATCAGTTCTAACTTGTGGGGTAATGCCAGAAATCTTATCGGCATCTGAATTTAAAAATAAGTCTTGAGTAACAGAAAGGTCATATGAATATTGATATTTTAGCGATGCAACAAAAGATATAACCTCAGATTTGCTTTCAGGGAAAAATGATCTAACCCATACTTCTGTATTTGAAGAGTATGTAGTTATTTCAAAATCATAAGTTATTTGTAGTTGGGTACCTAGTTCTAGTCCTTTAAGATTAATTCTTTTTGTATCTCTTCCGTATAAACCTTGAGAATTTGAAGGAAGATAGTCTTCTACTGTTCCACGTGAAACATCTGAAAGGATTAAACTTACCCAGCCATCTTCTCCTTGTGATGCTCCAGTTTTTGTTGGTTTTGGATTATTAGAAACATACTTTGCCCATCCTGCTGGTTGATTGTAATTTGGTAAAGAACTTTTTCCATCTTGTCCCTTTTGTCCAGTATCTCCCTTTTGTCCTTTTT